CATCGTATGTAGCTCTCATCTTAGGATCATGCTCAAGCTGCGATAAAGGCATTGGATATTCATCTGCAAAATCTTCATATTTACTTGCATCAAATGTTGGATCAACTTGTTTTGATTGAGTAGATCTATGGATAAAACCTGGATCTAAAAGATCATTCGGAGTTACCTTATAAAAATCTGCAATCATTTTAAGTCGATAAGCTGTAGGCATATTTAATCCGCCTTCATACTTTTGCATTTGTTGAAAGGTTACACCTATTGCATGTGCGCAAACTTTTTGAGGTTTAAATTTTCTTAATCTACAAAATCTAATATTGCCTCCAAGCATGTGAGCAAAATTCATGTAGGCTTCATCTCTAATTGCTTTCATTAGTAACCTCCATAAACTCTTTAATTTGTGATCGAATTGCTGGTACATTTAATTCAGCAGTTCTTTCAGCAGTTGCTTTAAAGCAATTTTTCTTTTTTAAATACCAAGCGGTATTATCTAGTCTTGTATATGGACCAGTTTCTTTATTTAGGAAAGCTTCCTTGTCATAAGAAATATAACTTTCTCTTTTTTTTCTGCTCATATTAAATCCTCCAATGAGTTTCTGATTAATGATGTTGCAAGAACAGAAATTAGTCTGCTTGCTACTTGTGGGGGATGCTCTATTGCTTCTCCATAATTCGATAATGCTGATAATTCTTTGTGTGTGATTGGATGTTGTTCCCAGTCATTTTTAGACATTTTATAAGCTGCACTATGAAGTAGTCTTGCAACTTCTTTTTCAGCTTGGTCTAATTCTGGTCTTTTAACTCCAGGAAAATTTATAATATTACTGTGGATCTTTTTTTCGTAACTCATTTTTTAACCATTCCTTATATTCGATTTGAAATTTGTCATCTTTTTCAAAAGTCGATCTACCATTTAGCTCTTGGTTTAGCTTCCATACCAAGTAACTCATCGGTATCGATCTCTTCTGATTTTTCTTTGTGCATGTCATGTGCTTGTACGATGTAAGCCAAAGCATCATCGTAACTATCCTCTTTGAATTTGTGTGTGGCTCTAATTAATTTTGCTTGAGCATAAAGTAATGGAACTTGCCATCCTTCGATTGGTGCGATTAAATGTTTGTCCAAGATTATGGACCATGAAGAAGCAATCTTATTCATATTCTCTTCGAATGATCCATATTGATCTTGTCTGGAACTTTCTAGTTCCTCCAGGCGGTTATGAAGTTTTTTTCTTGGCATCCTTGCCTTTGTAATCCTCATGACCTTTTTGAACATAAAACTCAACAGTCTTTGACATACTTATCGGTAGCTCAAATCTTTTTTGAGAAAGCTCTTCAAGTAACTGATAAGTCTTAATGTTGATTGCAACTGATTTGAATTTATCTGGATCCATTTTTAAGCCTCCAACTCTGAAGGATTAAAACTGGTATCAGCAGCTCCAACACCATTAGCTTCATCGGCAAGTTCTACTCTGTAAAAAGTATAAAACTCTGTGCCTTCTGGCATCTTACCTTTGCCGCTAGCTTTTTGTTTGTAAGCTCCGAAACGATGCTTAACTCCATCAACAACTATTGTTCCAGACATATCGTATGACTGTGGAGATTTTTTATTTGTTGCTATGAAAGCAGCTCCAAGGTCTGGTCTTTCTTTAGCTGGTGCAGCAGATGCTGCGGTATCAAAATCTGACATGGTTATATAACTCCTTTGGTTTGCAGATTAGTTTTGTGTATTTGGAAATCTTCCATAAATGTGGTGTAGGCAATCGGATTTTTAATCTTCAATTCTCCTAACATTGATTTATTTTTAGATAACCATTCTTGATAAGATCCTTTGTGAGACACAGCCTCTAATTCTTTTAAAGCTGTTTGGATCTTTTTGTCTTGCTGCATGATTGCAGTTGAAACTTCTTCAGCAGATGCAATTCCATCTGAAATGAATGAACAGAATGCCAAGGCACGACCTACACAGCTCGTTTCCGCATTCTCCAAGGCTGAAGTTTGATTTATTTTTGATGCAGTTCTTTTTTCTTCTGCATGACCAGTAGATACATGTTTTCCATCAACATATATATCTGCTTGCATAACAACAGTATTCGCATCAATACTTACTATTTTAGTTACAATATCTAATGCAGTTCCAAGAACTCTTCTTGCTATTGCTATTCTTAATGCAACAGTTGCATAGCTTTTTCCATGTATTGAAATTGTTTGTCCATCTAATGATTTTTTAAATTCATTAACAGCCTGGACCAGCTTATCTTTTATATCAGCCATAAGGTTATACCTCCTATAATTATAATAAAGGAAGCTGATAAAACTCTTCTCTTCATTTGGTTATGTTTTCGGTCCAATCTAATTTGGATATAAAAATCTTTTAAATTCATGATAGCTTCCATAAAAGTTTAGCTTCTTTTAATAATTCTGGTGGCATTCCATTCCAGGCAAAAGGATGATCTAAATTCATATCCATCATACCAGCAGCTTCTTCAATAATTTCTTCTCTAGTTAAATGTTCAGACAATGCTAAAATTCTTTCTCTTCTTCTGAAAGTATTAAACATAATTTGTAAATTCCTTTTCATTCCATCAACTGTTAAATGATGACAGTTTGTGCTATCAAAAATAGTGTAACCATATTTTGTTGCGTAAAGTAAATATGCTGGAACTTTAAAATTAAAGTGAGCTGCATATGTTGCTACTTGGCAAACATGATTAAAACTAGCGGCAGCTGGCAAAGAGGAAACAAGAAAACTCCTTGTACCATCCTTTTTAACTTTTCCAAGACGAGACCATTTAGTTTTCAGTTCAATAATCTTATGAGGAAAGGCATCTTGCGATGTCGGATTGAGCTCCAAGGAAGGAGAATTACCGAACTCATGATTATTGATACTGCCATAGTCAAAATCAATTCTACCAACTGTTGGTAACAACGGAGATGAAAAACCTTCCAGCTGATCGATTGATATTTGTCTTTCGCAAGTTACAGGACTTGCTACCGCTAGTTTTGTTAAGCCATCCAGAGCATGATTAATTACTTCTGGAATTTCTTCTAAATATTTTTGCTTTTTATCGCTGTCCTTTTCATCATTAGGAACATACTCTTTTAATTTTTCTATCTCCTCCTGGAGAGCTGCATCTTTTGTAATTTTTTCATTTGTTGTTGGTGCAACTTTTTTCTTAACTGGATGTAATTTATAAATTGTATCTGCGTAAATTCTTTGAAGAACTTCTCCAACAATTTTTCCACTTTCCATAGCTGCATTAGATGGAAGTAATTCTCTTCTCATCTTCTGGTCCATAAATACATACTTGAATAACCAAGCTGCATCTGGAATAGCAAATTGAGTAGGAGAGTAATGATTGATTTTTAATTTTTGTGCGAAGAGAGGAAGAGTGTTTTTTAAAGCTGCCTCTAAAGGATCAGTAGTTTTTATTTCATTTGATTTTATTATCATATGAAAGGACATATAAGATCTCCAGACAATATGTAAATAGGTTTATCCAGATTGGATAAAGTTAGTTTTTGGAAATATCCTTCTTGGTACGATTAGATCCGATTGTAACGACATCGGCTTTTTTGTTCTTGATGTGTTTCATGAACCATTCAACAAAAGCTGCTCTTGGATATAAAATTTTATCTCCTAGTCTAAAATGTAATGGACCTTTGTCTGCCAATCTCCATTTTTTCAAAGTGTTAATTGATATTTGGAAATCTTTTTCAATGTCATGATCTGTTGCAGTTTGTTTTTCTTCAATCCACTTTTCAAACATTATTTTTTATCTCCAACAATTCTTAATTTTGCTCTGTGTTCTCTGCTTATGCTATCTCCAATTTTTTGAAATAAATTTACAGATTTTTTTAAAGCACTTTCTCTTTCAATTTCTTGAGTTACAGCTTCTATTTTTTTCATCAACTCTCTAACTTGATCTTCAGCTTTTTTTTGTGTCTCTTCTATTGTTGCAGCTAATTTTTTATTTTGTTCCGCATGATGCTTGGCATAAGTCATCGCTTCATCTCTATTAGTAATTTCTTGTTTCATTATTTTTTTATAATAATCAATTTCGCCTTTTAATTTTTCTTCTTCTCTAATTAAACTTTCTTTAGGAATAGAATGTTTTAATTTTGTTTGGTCAACAACTGCTTCTGGATTTATTAAAGCAACTATTGGAGCAATAAACTTTGGTGTGAAATTTTTTAAAATAAATTTACTTTCGTTTTGAACATAAGGATCTGGATTAATTAAATTACTTTGACCTCTAACCTCTTCATAAGTTCCAAAATAAAATCTATCCTCAACATCATCTGTAAATTCTTTTGGTCCAATCGGAACTTCAACACCAACTACACATAATTGATTTAGATAATTTTGTTCTTTATCAGTTGCTCTATAATAAAAAGCAACTTTGTTATGATACATAGATCCTCTTGCTTCAATTTTAATTGCTTTAATATCTGATCTAAAAATATCTCTTGGAACTACAACATGCTCTAAATTTTCATCACTAGCTGAATAAGCAAATAATCTTCCAGCTTTATAATTATCTTCAAGTTCAGTAGCTTTTAATAAATCACACTTACTCCAGATTGGAATTGACTTTTTTTCAAACATTAAATCAACTGGATCACAGTTTAATTTTTTAGAATATTCAATAGCAACTTCTCTTGAGATTTCTCTTCCACCGCTTACATGGTGGTATAAAGATGGTGCTTTAATTCCAGATTTTTCAGCAAATTGTCTAGCAGTTAATCCTCTGCTTTGAATTGCTCCACTTAATAAAGATCCTGGAGTTCCATAAACACCTTCAGTTGGAGTAAATTTTGTTAAGTTAAATTCATCAATAAACAAATCTAACATTTTATTTCTTTGAGCTGGATTTTTTTTTCTTTCGATGATTTGCATTGCTCTTGTATAAACTCTGCCTTCTTCTCCATACAAATGAAGTCTTTTTACATCATCATCTTTTTGACCTGGTTTCTTTTTGTAAGTGAATAAAACATCTGCCATTGGAGTTCCAAGTAATCCTTTTGGTGCAGTTCTTACGATTGCGTATTCTTGAAGTTCAGAAACTGTTTTCCAATCTCCTAGTTGCTTCTCTTCAATTTTATCAGTTTTGAAACTATTCATAATAAAGTCTTATATAAGTATTCAACCAGGAAAAGTAAAGGAGTTTATCCAAATCGCATAAACTTTGTTGACAAACTATCTGGGGAAATTATAGAGTTTTTATGGCTAGAAATGAGCAATATCCAGGAGTTTTAAAGACACCTTACTCAATATGGCATAGAAACCAACATAATGGCATTGCATATAGTGATATTGATAAAATTTCACAATGTCCAGCATGTGGAAAAGCCTTATTTTTAGCTGATTTAATCTTCAATGCTAATAACCAATATAAAACAAAACCTTTTTATACAAAGAGGATTTATTTAGAAATTTCAACAGCTCTGCAAATACCTTTTTTTGAGCTCTATTATACAACTGTCGGTAAAGCAGATAATGGTCCATTAGAGAGCCTCTCTGTTCGAAGAATAGCTCCATCTAAAGGAGAGCTACAACACATCGATTTAGATAAGTGGTTACAGTATTTAGAATTTAAGGTCCAGGAACACATCAAAGTTTGCCAATCAGCTGACTACCTACTCAAAAGAGTTACAGAAGAAAACGAACACAATAAAAATTTTACCAGGAGGAATGACTATGTCGAAATTTTACTTAACAGATCCTAATATTATTAATGCAGCATTGACTGATAAAGAATTTAGAATTTATCACTACTGCTGTTCAAACTATAATGTTCAAAAAAGATCTGCCTATATTAGAATTGTAGATATAGCTGGTCTATTCCAATTAACTAAAAAAGAAGTTGAAGAGCTGCTAATTAAATTAAGCCAAATTAAGGTCAACGATTTGCCATTAATAAGTATGAAACAAGAGAAGTTTATTTCTTTTGATATGCCAAGCCATAAAAAATTTATTGAAGGTATAGGATTTAAAAAATATTCCAATCAAGGCTTTAGAACTTTAAATGGTCATTTCAAACAGATCCAGGAAGCTGAACAAAATATAGTTAGAAATTATTTATATCCAGGATTGGACCAATGGGAACTCCTGGAGAAGTTAGAAGGTTTGCCAACAGAAGAGTTTAAAAAAGTTAAACCAGAGCAATTACAATATCCTTGGATCTTAAAAAAATGTCAAAGATAGAACATGAGATAAACCAATATTTATATGTAAGAAGTAACATTATTAATATTCTTGCAGATGCTGCTATTGCAGAAAGATTTATAAGAGCTCCATCAAATAGAAGATGTCCTAGTATGTATCAGTTGCTTGAAACTTATTATGATAAAAAAGACTGGGGTTATCATGTTGAGCCTTCTTTAAAATTAAGAGGTACTCCAAGACAAATGCAAAATTATGATACAGCAATAGATTTACTTTTGTTAATTGATACAGATATTTCTGAAGATCCAGTATTGATGCGTAAGATCTCTTGGATGAGAGCTAATAGAAATAAATGGACAAGCATTGGAAAGTATTTTGGTATTCATAGAACAAGTGTTAAGCGAATGTATGATAGTGTATTGGATAAGCTATCAAATAAAATTATTACACAAAGTGTTGACATACTAATCAAAAAGTTTAGTTAATTAACTTATCCTCAAATATTTTTTATAAAATAAATCACATCAGATAAAATATTAAAACATCATAGTTGCAAAGTTATCTGTGAGCTGTAAAATAATAGTAACTGCTTTCAAACAGAATAATAGAAACTGTTGGAACTATTTTTTTTTCTCTTTTTTTTTTCATACAGATAATAACTACAATGAAATTCAAACTGCCTTGCGAAACATTGACGAAACAAGGTAAGCGACCTTGTAGAGCTCCTGGAATAGTAATGAAGAATGGAAGAATAAGATGCAAAGTACATGGCGGTTATTCTACTGGACCTAAAACAAAAGAAGGCAAAGCAAGGTCTGCCAACAATATTATTAAATATAATGACCAAAGAGCTAGTAATAAACGACAAATTAACGAACAAGATTTGTAACGAATTAATGAATGGTATTCCTCTTGCTAGACTTGCAAGACAAAAGGATATGCCAAGCTTAACCAGAATTTACAAAGAGATTACAAACAACAAATCCTTCCTTGCTAAAATAAATGAAGCAAGAAGAATTGGTGCTCAAACTTATATTGAGAATGCAATGGATGAGTTGGAACATGCTGACAATCGAAACATAATGATTGTTAGAGAGAAGGTAGGATTAGCCAAGTGGTTAGCTTCAAAGTTAATTCCAGTTTATGGAGATAGACAAGAAGTTAAGACTGATACAACGATTGAGATCAAGTGGAATACTAATGACAAGAATGTTGTTGATGTAACTCCAGATGATGTAGAGATCGGTATTATAAAGGACAAGTAAAGTTACCTCTTGCGTCATGAGGTTTGGTTATAAGAAAGTAATTCACTTATATTCACTACCTTGTTTAAATTAATTAATGATTAGTAGCTAGAGTAGTTGACTGTCCATCAATTATTAATGTTATTTCCTGGAAAAGCTTTTTAGTTTCCGCAGAAATAGACCACACCACAAAAATGGTGCTGCGTATTTAATACATATAATCATCGGTAAGACACAAACACACATACACATGACCAAAAAGATTAAAGATAAATATAAAAATGTATCGGCTTATAGCTTCACTACTTACAATAATGAATTAGTAGTTAGCTTTGATGGCTTTGAAGATCAAAAAGATATTATAGAATTTGCTGACTTTGTATTTGCAAGAATTAAGATGAGATATTGGCATACTGATAAGGTTCCAACTTTTCACTAATGCAAGTTACAATACCTTATACTCCAAGGAAGGCTCAAGCCTATATCCATGACCAACTAGATAAGTTTAGATATAGCTTACTCTGTTGTCATAGGAGGTTTGGCAAAACTGTTTTGTGTATTAATCATTTAATCAAAGCAGCGATGACAAGTAAAAATCATCAACCAAGGTATGCCTATATAGCTCC